GAGTATGCTGTTCTGTAGCCCACGAAAGTTGTACCATTGTGTGCCATGATGTCAGCGTCTAAACCAGTGTTGTACCATAGTGTTCCGTCTGCCGGTTCATTAGTTGGTGCACTTGTTGAAGCTGTGTAACTTAATCTTTTCCAGTTACTTGCCGCTACTTCATTACCCACAGTTGAGTCTTCCGAATCACCTGCTGGTGCAACGTACAAGTTGTCTATTAAAGTAGTGCTGTTTGCAGTAAAGCCACCGTAGCTGTGTGCAGATCCTGTACCAAATCCGGCATCATCAAGTGGTGTACCACTTGTATTGTTCATTCTAAATTCACCACCTAACTCGTGAGTGATTTTGATTGCACCTTTGAATTCACCTGAAGTGAGTACTTCTGCTTTTAAGTTTGTAAATCCTGCTGTTGTAAATGCAGTCACAAAGTCTTCCGCATCACCTAGTGTTGAACCATCTCCAGAAATCATAGTAACCGTCTTAGCAGTGTCTAATGCTTCTTGGTTTTTCAATGATTCTCTTACTGTGAATGTTTCGTTTGCAGTGAAACTTGGATTTGTTGTTTTTGACTGTATAACAGTTTTTCCACCTTCGTATCTGAACAATTGGAAATCACCTACGTTTCCTGTAGTGTCTGCTTGTCCGTCTATAGTCTGTTCTGTGATGTTGAACTGTGTGTATAAATCACCAACCGATAACGCTGTTCCACCATTTGCGGCATCTAATTTGAATATCGCTTGATGATGTGTTGCGTGTAGTGGTGCACTTACAGTTGAGAAACTTGCACTAGCCGAGCTGTAAAGTTTTGCAACTATGTTTGCTCCGCTGTTTGCAGAAGTAGTCTTGAACCAAACTGAACCGTTGGGTCTGTTCTCGTCTGCTGTTTTCCAAGTTGGTCTGCTAGTGTGCGCCGCCTGTAAAAATTTTACTCCGTTGTAAGTTCCTGCTGTAATGCCTAGTTCTGCTAACAGTCCTGAACCTTCTTCTACTCTGATAGTGTTGTCACCTGCTGTAGAGTCACCAAATGCTCCACCATTATGGAATATTTCTAAGTTTCCTGTTACAGAGTTGACTGATGCAGATATACCTGCCAATGCCGCTCCATCACCACCGTCACTTGATGTGTTGATCGCTGTTGCAACATTAGATAAAGCTGTACCACCTGTTGTAACTAGTGTTCCGTTAATCTGTAAAGTGGCAGAACTTGTTACAGTTGTTCCAGAAGCTACTGTAAACACAGGAAGTGAGTTGTGCCATGACTGAGATCCAACATGTACCCATGTGTTACTTGCAGTCTTTTTGTAGATCTTGTTTGTAACGTGTGTTGTGTTGATAGCATAATCACCTTGCGAACCTATTGATGTTTTAGGTGCCGCTGTTGAGCTGTTTCCTACCAGGTCACCTACTGAAGTGATCAACGTTGGTGTTATTGCTGTAAAAACTTGATTAGTTTGTGACCATTCGAATAAACCATAAGAGCTTGATGCAAGGTCAAACCAGTATGTTCCGTCTGTTGGTCTAGCTGTCGGTGCCGATGCACTTCCAACTAATTCTGATGTGTTTACGTTAGCTCTTAAAACGAAAGCTCTGTTTGCAACTCCTAAGAATGAGTATGCCGCTTGTAAACCGTATTCATTTAACTCATAACCATTTAATGAATTTCCTGAAGTGTCAGTGTAGAATTTCGGATCTCCGAAAGTTTCTGTTAATTCTCTTTGTGATGATATTAAGAAAGCAGTGTTAGCCTGTGCAGTGGTTGTTCCAGATGCCGTGCCGTCGCCTGCTCCGTTTTGCTTATCTTGTCCTGATGCTACTATAAAAAGAGGTGTTGTACCCGCATCTGATGGTACATAAAAACTTTCGTTAATTACTGAAACCTCTACTCCTGGTGATGTCAAATTTGCCATTTTACGTGTTCTCCTTGCAAGTTGTACGTATACTAGAGTTATTTATTCAATCGTATGGTTTTTACGATATAACTTGCTATTTTTGAGGTGCCTATATAGGCAACGTAAATAACCATATGTCGTACAGAAACAGGCCTATATGCAAATTATGTAAAGCCAAACCAAGGGCCTATGCCTATCGCAAGGGTACCAAGATATACTGGCGAAGTCTTTGTGACACCTGCAATAGAAAAAAAGCAGGTAAAAAGATTGGTGGTATAACACCTTTACAACGTTCAGGATACAAGAAGAAGAAAAAGTGTGAGCTTTGTGGATTTAAGGCTCAGAATCAAACCCAGCTAGATGTGCTGTTTGTTGACGGAAATATGAGAAATACTTTGTCTACTAATTTAAAAACTGTCTGCGCCAATTGCCAGCGGTTAAGCGGCGTCAGAAGATTGGGATGGAGAGTAGGGGATCTTGTTGCTGATGAGTAATTTATCTAACTTTGCTGATAGTTCTTCTTTTGTGCCATTGTTTTCAATTACATAGTCAAATTCTTCTTTTGCCCAGGCATATTCAGAACTGTGTATTCCTGTAGGTTCAATGTTGCCCTCCGTATAATTTGTAAACCATTCTGGATCTTCACCTCTTTTAACCAGTATTATTATGCCACCATGTTCTCTGATCTTTTTAACTTCGTTGGGAAATCTGGTGTCTGAAATTACAGTGTTTTGTCCTTTATATCTACCTATGCAACTGTCTACCCAGATAGCATCATACATATTGCCACGCATGACTTCGGTGCCAAAATGCTGTAAAACCCATCTCGGAGTAACAGGCTTGCCGAATTTCTCGCTCCAGAACGTATCTGGTTGTTCTCTCCAGTGTCTACTTGATTCTGTATTGCCTTCCAGCATTTCTCTGTCCCAGTTGAACATGGCACTTACTGCATCTTTCAAACTTTTTGCAAAACTATCCCTTGTGTAACCGTGTTGTGTAACCAAATGTTCGGCCACAGTATCTTTACCAGAACCTATTAGTCCTACTATTCCTATAAGCATTTATAGATTATACTATTTTTTGAGTCTTTTTTCAATCTCTAATTTTGCTTCTTTTACCGCACCCAATATGGTTTTCCTCATATCTAGTTTTTTGCTTTTTAGTGCGGCGATAGAAACATTTTCAAGATCGTCAACAATTTCTTCCAATTCATCGATGGAACAATCTTTATATCTTTTGTAACTAGAATCTGTCATGACACTTTTATTTAAATGTAAAAAATTTAGAATTAACCAATAACAAAACTATGAGGAGTGCCGCCTTCTGAGTAATTTCCTATTTCGGCTTCTAGTTTTTCCATTTCTGCTTGTCCTTGGCTTTTCAAAGCATCACCGTTCAGCGACGTTCCACCTTGTGGACCTGCAATAGTGTTGAACTTTCCCCTTGCTTCTCCTATCATAACTTTTGACACAGCGAGTGTGTAATCTCTGATCCATGGCTTGGCATATATGTCTTTGAACAGTGTTATGTCAGGTCTGAAATTGTCTGTGTGCATTAGCACTGTTTCGTTGTCTGCTCTGGGTCTTTGTGTTATTGTCAATTTTTTAGTTGCAACATCGAAATGGAACTGTATGAAACTTCCAAATAATTTACCTACTAGTTCCTGGTATGAAGCAAAGGCATAGTAAGTTGCCAGTCCACCTGTTGCACCTGCCCTTAAAAGGTAGGTATTTGTATATGCTAGGTTGAAAGGTTCAAATAAAGTACCACCTTCTCCACCTTCTGTTCTTGATCCAACTGTCCTTCTATTCAAATTTCTTACGTTTATAATCTCGTCAGGTAAGATATATGTATTTTGATTTTTCTTAAGTTCTAGGAAGGCATAGGATTCTTCCACAGCATTTGATGATCTCTGTCTAAATTTATTTACGGCTCTTTCCAGTGCCGTTTGATAGTGTTTAGGGTCTAATTCAACGTCGATCATGCCCTCACCGAGGTTATTTTTCACGTAATCGAATATCTCTTGTTGACCTGTTTGTAGTTCTGACATACACATATTTATAGCCTTTGCCTGTGCAATAAATATGTGTGATATGCCAAGATTATCCATTTTCAAGCCAGAGAAGGGCAATGACTACAAGTTCTTTGATCGCAACATCAAGGAGATGTTCACTGTGGGTGGAACTGACCTGCACTTCCACAAATACCTAGGTCCATATGATCAAGGTGACACAAACAAGGACGGTGACGCAAGTCCAACTTTACCTCAATATTCAGGCGACAGTCTTAACGAAAGGACAATACAAGATTTGTTATTTTTAGAGAACAGAGACAGGAAATATGCTAGTGATATCTACATAGTCAGGGGCATATACAATGTACAAGACGCCGACTTCAACTTGTCACAGTTTGGAATGTTCCTACAGAACGATACATTATTTTTGACTGTACATCTTAATGACATAGTTGAAAGAATTGGCAGGAAACCAATGTCAGGTGATGTAATAGAATTCCCACACATGAAAGACGATTTTTCATTAGATGAAAGCATACCAATTGCCCTAAAAAGATATTATGTTGTTGAAGATGTAAACAGAGCCGCCGAAGGTTTTTCACAGACATGGTGGCCGCACTTGTTAAGACTGAAAATGAAGTCATTAGTAGACTCACAGGAGTACAGGGACATACTTGGTGATGCAACCACAGAAGGTTCTCTTGCCAATTACATGTCTACTTTCAACAGAGAAAAAACTATTAATGATCAAATTGTTGCACAGGCGGAAGCAGACGCTCCCAAGTCAGGTTTCAACTACAAGCAATATTACGTTGCACCAATCGATGAGAGGGGTAACATTAGGACTGACAATGTAAACACAGCAGATCAAAGGGTAAGCACTGATAAAACTGTAAACGCTGTAATTGACACACCGGCGGCATCACACTATGGTTTCTATCTTGACGGCGATGGTGTTGCACCAAACGGTCATCCTGCTGGGTTCGGAATATCTTTTCCAAATTCAAACATAGATAAAGGCGACTACTTTTTAAGAACTGATTTCCTACCAAATAGGTTGTTTAGATATGACGGCAACAGGTGGGTAAAAATTGAAGATTCTGTAAGAATTAACATGACGAACAACGATTCGAAGGCAAATTACAAAACCGGATTTGTGAACAACACTACCACAGATACGATAAATGGATTGACAACAGAACAAAGACAATCATTGACCAATGCATTGAAACCAAAGGCTGACAATTAAGAATGCTACATTTTTACGAAGGACAGATCAGGAAATTTTTAACTCAATTTATTCGAATATTGAGTAATTTTTCTGTAGAAACAGGTAAAGGAAAAGATGATCAAATTACCTTGAGAGCTGTGCCTGTGATTTATGGAGATCCTACAAGACAGGTTGCAAACATTATTAGAAACAATAGTGAAAACGCACTAAATTACGCCCCAAAAATTGCTTGTTACGTAAGAGAACTGAACTATGATAGGGAAAGAATGCAAAATCCTTATCACATTGAGAAACAACATTTAAAAGAAAGGGGAGTAGACAGTGATGGCAACTACACAAATCAGTTGGGAGCAGGATATACTATTGAAAAAGTTATGCCGTCGCCTTTTAGATTAGAAGTAACTGCAGATATTTTTTCTTCAAACACAGACCAAAAACTCCAGATTTTAGAGCAAATATTATATTTGTTTAATCCAGATTTTGAAATTCAAAAATCAGACAATTACATAGATTGGACAAGTTTAAGTTATGTTGAACTACAAGGAATAACATTTAGTTCGAGGACTATTCCCGTTGGAGCAGATTCGGAGATAGATGTTGCATCAATGACTTTTTCAATGCCAATTTGGTTGTCACCACCTGTAAAAGTAAAAAAACTGGGTGTGGTGCAGAAGATTATCATGAGTGTCTATGAAGATGATGGTGGCATAGCAAAAGGATTGATAGATGGATCTCTGCTATCGAGAAGTTTCATAACGCCAAACAATTTTGGATTGTTAGTTTCAGGCAATCAATTAAGATTGTTAGGAACGACAGGGGTAAATGTAAAGTCAGGTGGGGATGGTTACTACACAGGAGCGAAAGATCCAGGACTTGCCGACCCTTTTGAAACATTTGGACCCGCTGTTAACTGGAAAATTTTATTAGAACAGTACGGCGTTGTCACAAACGGCACTTCACAAATCCGATTGACTCAACCAAACGGTAACGAAATTATTGGAACTATTGCCACAACAACTTTAGATGATACAATATTGTTGTATGACATTGACCAAGACACCATTCCGGCAAACACACTTACTGGAGTGAAAAAAATAATTAATCCGCTTACATTTTCACCAGGAACTCCTGGCAATGGAGATAGGTATCTAATAATAGATGAAATAGGTGACTCAACTGCAACTGTACAAAGTTCAACATGGGGCACACTGGTGGCAAGAGTAGGTGATATTATTGAATATAGCACTGCTGAAAGCAGGTGGAGAAAAGTATTTGATGCATCAGATCCTGATTCTACACAACATTATGTTACCAATCTTAACACAGGAATTCAGTACAGATTCAATGGTACCGAATGGGTAAAGTCATACGAAGGTGTATACACACAAGGCAACTGGACCATAGTCATAGACGGCGACTACACTGCTAACGACGATGCTTCTGGACAAGACGCAACTACTCCTTGATAAATCACTGCTTATCTGTTACAATATAGCATGAATAAAAATATCATATGTTCTGGTGCATTATTTTACAGCACATCTACCAAACGTTTCATGTTCTTACAAAGGACGTCTGAGAAGACTAAAGGCATGTGGGGGTTAGTAGGAGGCAAAACTAAATTTACAGAATCAGCATTTGAAGGCCTAAAACGAGAGATCGAAGAAGAAGTTGGGACTACCCCCAAGTTCAAAAAAGTAATTCCTTTGGAAATGTTCACATCAAATGATGAAAAATTTTTCTTCCACACTTATCTGATCGCAATAGAAACCGAATTTATTCCTAAACTTAACGGTGAACATTCTGGATACTGTTGGACTGCTTTTGAATGCTGGCCAAAGAACCTACACATGGGTTTGAAAAATACTTTGAATAATAAAAGTATCAAGGGAAAATTACAGACTATACTTGATTTGATTACTTAATTAACCTGCACTAATCTTAACTGTGCCGTTGTCGTTCCATAGCTGACCTGCATTACTAGGATCACTTGTTGGCAAGTCTGAAGCCATCACTTTGCCTTTGTTGTTTATCATCAGTGTTCCGTTGTCGTCGGGTAGGTCTATGTTTCTCTTCGTAGTTGACGTGCCTGACACAAAAGTTTTTTTGCCGTCTTCTGTTTGCCACACGAATGGAACATCACGGTGTGCGTAGATGGCATTGTTTGCGATTGTCAATAGAGGTTTGTGTTGTCCATCTTTTCTGCCGATTATCTGTATCACGCTCTGGTCTGCACCTTTCTTGTTGTCTTTGATGCTTCCTTTGATCGAACCTATTCTGATCTCTTCGCCTGCGTCGTTTTGGCCTTTGAATTCAAGGAAAGTGTCTGCGTTAATTGTGATATTTTTTCCTACTTTAAACATATATGGGTATTTATTGTTGTAGCCAAAAAAAAAGGCGACCCTAAAGCCGCCTTTTTGTTCTACTAAAAAGTATGAATATTTATTAGTTGTTAGTTCTCACTGCACAATTTACCAATTTGATTCCTGCGTCAGTTGAGCTTTCTAGTGCTCTACCGATTACATGGAATGGTGAAATTGATTCGCCTGTTGCGGCCGCTCTTGCACAACCTTTAATTGTTGAGCTGACTAATCTTTGACCTTTAGTCACTGCACCTGTCACTCTAACCGGAGTTCTTCCTGTCATTGCAACGTAAGGGTGTGAATCACTGTTACCTGCCGCGGCGTTCATGGCGTAAGCTGGTTGGCTAGAAATTACACCAAATACTTGATCAGATAGTTCTGATGTTGTTTCAGTTATTTCTGCGTCACCGCCTACCATTACTACTGCACCTTCTGACATAGGAGCGTCTGCTTCGAAACGCTCCGCAACGTCCGCGTACTGTGCTGAAGTTGCTAGGGCGTGTACAACGTTACACCTTACATCGACCAAGTTGGTCTCTGATGCTGTGATGTCTGAGGCATTGTCTGCACCCCTTGCCGCTCTCAAGGCAGTAAAGGCACCACCCGCGTTACCGTGGATTGTTGTACCGTCATCTGCAAAGCCTTCATCCCATACCCAGAAAAGATCTTCTTCTGTGGCAGTTGATGTTACACCTCTGTTGATAACCAGTCCGGAGTAAGTTGGCATACCAGAAGCGGCAGATACCGTTCTGTTACACTCAATAAAGTTGTCCTCAATAGATAGTGTTGTCGTGTTGATGATTGTGTTAGTACCTTCAACAGTTAAGTTTCCGTTGACTTTCAAGTCATTAGTAATCACTGTCTGGCCTGTAGCTGTAATAGTACACAGTCCTGAAGATGCGATAGTTAAGTTTGTACCATCACCTTCGATCTTCTCACCATCATCACCAAATACAAGTCCGATGTTGTTAGGCAAATTTACGTCAGCTGTTGCTGTAAGGTTAATATCTGCACCTGAATTGACTGTTAAGTCAGTGTCATTTGATTCAATTTTTTCACTTCCATTGGCATCAAATACTATTCCAACGTTTTGTGGAATGTGTACGTCTGATGTTGCTGTTAAGTTAATTTTTGCACCAGATGTTACTGTAAGGTCTGTATCATCACCTTCAATCTTTTCACCTGTTCCAAATGTAACACCTACGTTAGCAGGCACCACAACGTCTGTTGTTGCTGTAAGGTTAACAGCACCACCTGAAGTTACTGTAAGATCTGTATCATCGCCTTCAATTTTCTCACCTGATCCAAATGTGATACCCACGTTAGCAGGAATTACAACATCTGTTGTTGCCGTTAAATTAATCTTTGCACCTGATGTTACTGTAAGGTCTGTGTTGTCACCTTCGATCTTCTCACCAGTACCAAATGTGATACCAATGTTAGCCGGTACAACTACGTCTGAACCCGCTGAGAGGTTTATTGCACCTGTTCCCTTTGCCGCCAAAGTAATTCCGATGTTGGTGTCACTACCTGTTGCTGTAAATGAAGGTGGGTTGCCAGTCGCCGCGTTTGTTACGTCAATCTGGTTTACTGCTGAAGATGTCGTTTGGAATATAAGCTGTTCATTTCCATTGGCATCTGCTATAAAACCTGCATCTGCAAATTTAGGTGCTGTTAGTGTTTTGTTTGAAAGTGTTAGTGTTGCCGCCGCTTGGTCGTCAACATATTTCTTGTTTGCGAATTGCCCATCAGCACTTGGTGCCGCTGTTGCTCCGCCTGTGATTGTGTTAGCTGATGCTGATATTACAATATCACCAACTTCCAATCCATTGTTTACTCTAAAGTTTCGTGTTGTCATGGTTCCATATCTCCCGCATGATTGTTAATAATGTTGTATTTATGGTGATTGACGTGATTATTCTGCTAGACAGTTGATTCTGTATGCATTTACTGTTGTAGACCCACCTGATGTTGAAGATACGCTCATTGCCAGCGTGTTATCTTCATCAGCATCAAATGCCGCAGTAAAATTCAGTTGAACTGTTCCCTTGGTTGAGACGAAAGGTCCTTGAGCAACAGATGCCTCACCTGGTGCACCTGCACAGTAAACTTCTTGAACACTGTAATGACCCTCAGTGCTATTTCCGCCTACAACATAATACATTGCCGCAGTGGCATCGTCAAGGTCAAAACTGTCAAATGAAGTAGCACTTGAACTTACAGTTGTTGCTCCTATGATCTTTTGATTTGCGTTTGACACAGCTGTCATTGAGTCTGCAAGTAAAGTTTTGTGTATTTTCAATGATAAGTTTGGTGTTAGGCCAGCCGCTGAAAGCACGACATTACTGCCTGATATTGCCGCCGACAGTGTGACCATGTCGTTATTGCCTGTGTTGATTGTACCATATTGAGTCACAAATGCAGTTGTCCCATCATGAACCACAAGTGCTTCTGTAACACCGGTCTCTGTCTTGGCGTTGTCATCTATAATAATTACGTACTTGGCGGCCCTGAACGATGCATGAGCAAATGTGTCTATGCTTTCTGATGCAGAGTCCACATCTGTGTTGGAAGTTGTGACAGTTACACCTGCTGTGGCGTCCGCCGTGTTAGCTCTTGAAATTGGAATCTTGTAGTAACTGATCTTCGAGTCTGCACTAGGAGCTGTTATTTTTACCCTGACCTGACCACTTGATATATCCGCAGTGGTAGTTGGTAGCGAGTTGTCGGATCCGGAAGCACCGCCCCTGGCACCACTTATGAAAGCATCTGAGTTGTTGTGTGCTACTGCAAAACAAGACGCACTGGAATGATCGTTTGTCAAATCAGATAGTGCCATAAAGTACCATGCCATGTCTGCACTTGTTGATTGAAAGTAGTCCACTGTTCTCGCTGATGTTGACACTGATTTGTTGTTCTTGATTACTACCCGCGTGTCATCTGATGGTGTTTCTTCTGTTGTTCCAAAAGACAGTGTGCCTGATCCATCAGTTTTCAGTACATCGCCGGAATTTCCGTCTGCTATTGGTAGTTTGAATGCAGTTCCTCCCGATGTCAATATTAAGTTAGTGCCATCTGATGACACAGATTCGTTTGCATCATGCAATTGGACTGTTGGCGAGCCGCC